TGTCTGTCATTTCTTTAGCTTTCTCTTCTTTTTTAGCTAAATAATCAGGTAATATTAGTTTACTCATTTTCTTCGAACCTCTTCATTGTTTCTTGCATTTCTGATTTTGTTGATCTTAGTGCTTCTAGCTTGCCTGTCAAATATTTATATTCGTCCCAGTCCTTTACACCAGAGGTTAACATCTCCAATAAATCTGCTTCTCGTTCTTCAATTTGTTTTTTGAAGGTAGTGAATAATTGAAATATATCCACTATTTCTTTTTAGTGATAAGGCCCATCGCACCTTTTGCTCCCTTGATACCGAAGCTCGCACTACAGGCGATATATAAGAGATGCTTGTAATAATCAGGGAGTGAGTGTAGGGCTTCAAATCCAGCTTTGATATGTGGTGTCCATCCGGGTATGAAGACTGCCACCGCCGGAACCAACAGGCATATTAAAATTAGCTCGTCTTTCCAGCTGCCTTTCATTTGATCGACAGCAGAAGCCTCCCAACCAATTTTTCCGGCAATCTGCTGTTCTTTGAGAGACTTCTGTGCTTTTATTTCCGTTAATGCTAATTCAGCTTTTGCCTTTTTAGTTTCAACAAAACCTTTGACCGCATTACCGACTAAGTTTGAGAGGGGACCTACTAAAAGATTAAACATTAATGACTATTAAGTAGATAACAACAACAGCTGCTCCACCAACTAACATCTTTCCTTTTTTATTTAAGTTGTCCCATTTAGTTTTTAGGGATTTAATCATTTCCATTAGAATACTCCTTTAAATGGTTTCTTCTTTACTTGCACTGCTTTTTGACCTTGAGTCTTAGACTTTGCAGGGTCAACCACAGGTGACTTGTAAGGAACTTTTTTACCGTCAATAACAGTATTATTATCTGTAGCTTTGTCCATTACTTTTTCCCCTTCCTAACTGTTTGAGCAGCTCTTCTAAAGTTAGCTGCAGTAGGTGCACCCTTGGCACCTTTCTTACGCATCTTACCACCACGCTTTCTTTTAGCATGTATATTTGCGTATAAACCTGGTCTAGCCATTACTTTTTCTTTTTAATCAAAGGACTTGTGCCCTTCATTTGAACGCCGCATTTAATCTGTCCCCCTGATTTTTTTTTAACAGGAAATCTAGAATCTAATTCAAAAGTTTTTAAACTTTTATCTACAGCTGAGTCATCTATGTCATCTTCAAGCGCTTTCTGAAACTCTTCTGCTAATTTTATGGTTTTAAGTATATTTTTTATAGATTGTTCTCTGGCTATATCAGTAGCTTCTTTCTGTGCTTGTTTTTTTGATTCTTGTTGTACTGCCATTACTTCTTCTTTTTGATCAAAGGACTTGTGCCCTTCATTTGCATTCCTACTTTAGCTTTTTTAATGACACCACGACCAATGAGAATATCCTTCATTGTTACTTTGCCGTCTTTATTTAAATCTGGAAAACTTTTCTTTTTCTTCTTTTTTACTTGCTTACCTTTTTTTAAACCCTGTGCTTTTAGTTTAGCAGTGGCCTCTGAGAGTCCACCGTCTTTGAGAAGTTTCATCTGTTTGGCTTGTGACATATCCTCTGAGCCACCCATGATTGCTCTAACTGCTCTATCGTAAGCAGGTTTTGGTAAAGTTTTGTTGTCTAATGATCTTTTAAGAGCGTCAAGAATCATTGATTGCATTCCTGATCCGCCAAGTTTTTTTAAATTATCTGCCATGTAAAAAAATTACATTATTTTTATCTTAATGCAAGTCTCCCCTTTTAAAGTTTGGGTCCATGTTCATCTTTGCCCACTCGAATAATGCATCAGCTTCATCTTTGTTCAAGTACAACATGTAAAGTTGTCGGACTATTGACAGGTATGCACTAGCAACGATCAGCGGATCGAACTCTTCTGTGATGTATTGAAGGCTATTGTTAGTTTGATCACGAATAACAGTCTGCAAATCCTCCATTTGCTCCGGTGTAATCGCCTTTAATTGATGTTTAAGTCCTTTTGGGACGAGTTTTTCCTGCTTTGGAGAGGGCGATTGCAACTTTTTGTTTTTGTGCTCTTTTTTTGCCATGTTTTTTTGCTGTTTTCTTTAAAATTTTAGGTGGATTGTCTTTAAGTTCTTTAAAAGCTTTCTCAACGGACATTTTTCCCCCATTTGCCCTCATTTGTACGACATTTTTCATCAAAGTGCTCATGTAATTAGCAGGTGTAAGCCTTCTTTTACGACTTTGTTTCTTTACAAGCTGTTGTAGCTGTTGAATTTGTTGTCTTGTGAGCTTTTGTTGTACCATTACCCTTGTCTCCTCTTTAATTGATCACGTGTTATTGCCATTTTTTGCCTGTATTCAGTCATGTCTTCGCTCGATTGTATCTTTTTTTCTGTCAAGTCTCTATCTTGTTTTAATTTTTCTTGATCTAACTGAAATTGCATCATTGACTCTTGTGCTTTACGCTGTATTTCTGCACCGCGAAGCTCAAGTTCTTTATTTTTAAGTTCAACAATAGGGTCTTGACCTTGTTGCGTTAATCCTTCTTGTTCCTCTTGCACCATTTTGTTTGTTAACACTGCAATAATTTGTGCAATTTGATTTTCAGCTTCATTTTGAATTTGTTGTAATATTTGTGGTGGGACCTGACCACCCATTTGTTGTGCAATTTGCATCAACTGTTGTTGAACAACTGCTTGTATCTGAGCTCTTGCAGCAAGTGCAATATGTTCTGACACATGACCTTGTAATATTGCAAGGATCGCTACCTGTGATTTAACTAAAACAGATGAGGCGAAAGATCTATGTGCCTCAATGTGAGCGTCATGATTTTGTTGAATGAAAGCTTGTAGCTGTGCTCCTTTCAGTGCCTTCGCATTTTCTACACCAGGATCCTCTGGCATTGGTTGACCAGGCACTGGTAATATATTTTCAATCTGTTGAACGCCTAAAGCCTCATACATTCTTCGATACGCTTCATAAATGTTATGTATCTCAGGTTTACTTTGAGCTAATTGTAACTGCATTTGTGCCATCGTTACCCTTTGTGAAACTGAAAAAATATTTGGATCTGAAACAGGTAAGACATCAACTTTTTGATCAAAGTCCATTGCTTTGACAAAAGCGTCTCCACCTGCAACATTGTATGGATACATAGGTGGTAAGTAAGTTGCAAAAACTTTCGATAATAATTTAAATTCTATTCTTTGAGCATAATGTAATCTTTTATGAATCGCTGACATGACTTTGGTGCCACGCTCTAATAGTGCCATGGTTGTGCCAACAGGCATTTCTGTAGAACCACCCTCTGCTATTTTCATGTCTGCTATGGAGGCAAATCTTCGACCTGCATCGACGCAGAATCCTAAAAGATTAAATAGTGTTGCAGAAGGCTCCTTGTAAGGAAGAGGTAATAATGAATCTCTTAATATTCCGTTAGGCGCATCAACATCTCTAAACTCTCCTGGTTGTATAGGTTGATCATCGTCTCTTATTCTGAAACCACGAGACTTGAACCCAGCAGGTAAATTTGACAATGTTCCTGAATCAAGCAATTGACGAAGAGCAGCAGTTGCAGTTCGTGTAAGACCACCCAACATGTGAATAAGACCAAAGCCATAGAAACCAAGACCGGGTAAGAATTTGTAATGAACGAAATATTGAATTTTTTTCTTAAGCGGATCAGACTTGTTATAATTTCTATAAATAGATAATATTTTTCCAGAACCTTCATCGATAGTAACAATATACGGTACTTTAATGCCTGACTCTTCTTCAAAACCTTTTAAGTCTAACAAGACGTGCATCTCTAATAAAGTATAATCTTGATAAGTTTCTTCTTTTTTTGTTCCCTCTAAATCATCATACTTTTCTTGAATGTCATCCTCAGCGTCATAAGGGTTGATTGAAACGTCTCTATAAAATCCAGACACTTGTTGTTTCTTAACTTCATTCTCTGTCATTTTAACAACATGAGTTACTCGCTCTGCGGATTCAAGATCTGATGTCATGTACGGAACTACAAGATCTTCAGCAGCTATAAACTTTGAAACAGCCCTAGCCATGCCTCCGTCATAATAAATTTTTTTAAATGCAGATCCTGCTAATGGTAAATGAAATAACATTTGATCTAACTCAGGATCGTATTCCTCCATTACATCAGAAATGTAATAGTTCATAAAATCTTTTACTCGCTCTGATTGTGCTTCTATTTGTGGAGTGCTTGCTCCGATAATTTGAGTTTTTACTGGGCCACCGGCAGGTAATAATTCTTTATAAGACTGCGCTTGAAATTGAACAACGGACTCTGATAACAATGGATGATAAACTCCACTGGCTCCAGCAAAAGGTCTGGTTCTTTCTTCATACTTAAATCCAAGTAAGTCTAAACCCTTAGTATATCCTGTCTCCCATTCTTCACGAGAACTTTTGTCAGTGTTGTAGTCTGATTGCAAATCGTTTGACAAATTTTCTAAATCATTGTCATCTAAAAATTCTGCTAAGTTTGCACCAAAAGAAAGACCCTCTTGTGTTTCTTCCTCTGGATTAACCACTACGCTTCCATCATCTTCTTCTAAAAATTTTCCCTCAGGTTGCTCACCTTGAAATGTTATTTCTTGTCCAACTTTTTCTATTTGTAATTCTTCAGCTGGATTAATCGCTTTGTCTATATTATCAACCATTTATGACCTCATCTAACGAAACTAAACTAGAGCTCCATACTTGTCCACCACTTTTACGTTCGACGTAATTTGATAGAATGTTCTCTATGATTTCTTCTTTGTTATCTCCTTGGATAGAGTCTATCATAGGTTTAAGATCAATAAACCCCCAGCCCTCTCTTATTCCAGGATTAGCTCTGTCAAATCTTCTGCCCTCCTCAGGAAAATAAGAATTATCAATAGGAGATAAAAATCTATCATTCTCATCTTTTGCACCTTGCTCATAAAGAACAGGAGCTACAAAATCCTCTCCATAAATCATGTTACCTAGTTTACTTATCTTATCAACAACGACCTCTGCAGCTCGGTACATATGGTTTTCTTTAGTTTGTTTTGAGCTTCCGTAAAAATCAAACATACCTTGAGTTTGCTGTGGTGAGTGATGTGTTGCAAGAGCGCTATCATGATCTGCATAATTTGCTGGATCACTTTCTCTAGCGAATTGTATCTGTGTGCTAACCTCTCCAGGCACCCATGATACTTTATCAACTCCTTGCCTCACTGAATCAAATATAAATTCATAGATAGCTTTTTCAGCATACTCTTGAGGACTACCTACATAGGGTGTTACTCTACTACTTGCACCCTCTACATTTTCAGTTCGTATTCTATCACCTTTAAATAAATCCTCTCTAAACTCATTTAATTTTTTAACATATTTTAAAAGTTCATCTGATCTTGTGTTTTTTTCTAAATATCGTTCAACATTAGCTGCTGGAATATTGTCAGTCATTATTGCATCCCCGCCAAAGTAAACATCTAAAAAAGCTTTCATCACAGGGCTACCTCCTGCAATAAATTCTGTGTCTTTAGCGTTTCGATATATTTTATATCTTGATGAATCAATTGTGGCAGGGTTAATAGTGCCACCAGCAGAGTTTTGATACTCTCCATCAGGAGTCATGACATAAACATTTGAAGGATTGTCTTTATCTTGAAAAGCAAACTTATTTCCTGCTCTTTCTTCGTCATAGCGCATCATTGAAAAAATTTGATCTAACATATCTTTTTCACCATCATTCAATTTAAAAAAGTTTTGTAAGTTAGGGAGTTTCTCGTTTGCAAATTTTAAATTTTTCTCTGTCAACTCTTCTCCCTTTAATGCTAAAGAAGGATCGTAGTATCT